ACCGACGAATTCTTCGACGGTGAGGTCTCAGAGGTGGTCCTCACGGACCACATCACGCACTACGAGGACCTGAAAAGGGCTCGTAAGTTGTTCAAACTGGTGATCCACCAGGATGAACCGGAGAAGCACATTCTCCGCATGGACGCAACCCCAAGGTGGGTGCAGTCCTTTCTCCGCCCGATCTGGAATCGGGCGGTGAAACATTCCGGATTCTCCAGGCTTTTCCTGGCAGGATCCCTGTCCCAGACGCGCGGCTCTGGGACACCACCATCTCTTGTTGTGCTACGCAGCAAGAGAAAGTTTTTGACATCGGTGGCTGAATTGCCACCGGTAGTCACAGACACGGAGTACGCAATGTACGTCTCCGCGCTCGACGACGTGATCGGGGAAATCCCCGACCACGTCTTTACCGGACTCGCCACAAAGGTGCGCGTGACGGTCACAGGCTCTGCGTGTTGGGAAGCAACACGCAAAGAGGGCGGAACAGCCCAAGCCATCCTTGACATCATGTCAAGGTATGACGAAGAGGCCATACCCGTGAGGTGTATGGACTCTGGAGAAATCCTTTCCTGGAAAAGGAAAGAAGATTTCGAAAGCATAGGGACTGCGGTCTTCTATGCTTGTCTAGACAAAGTCCTCGAGACAGATCCCGAGGACTTGAGATCGGTGCACCTGACCGTGGTCAGGGAACCGGGAAAAGCTCGTGTCGTTACAAAAGGACACGCAGCCTTGAAGATCGTGCTAGACACGGTCTCCAAAATTTGCTCGACCCCTTTGAGAAAGGGGTTCAAGAGCTCAGAATCCGGGATGGGGCGATCCCATCACGGATGGAATCTCTTCAAAGACTTCACGTCGGAAGAGATGTACGATCTCCTGTTCCAAGAGGACAGGAGTCGAAGAATCGAGGACACGTTTGCCGACCACGTCGACCGTGTCCAGTACTGGCAAGACCTATGGTTTTGCAGTACAGACTACCAAGAGGCCACAGACCGAATGGTACACGAGCTCGGACAGGAAACTGCCCGACGCTGGATGATCAAGTGTGGGATTCCTCCCATACTATCAGGAATAGTCTTGGGGATTTGCTTCCAACCAAGACGTGTCTTCTTCTCCGCAACCGGAGTTTTGAAGAACGTGGGCCAGGCCCACGCTGAAAACGTACGCACTGTCATATTGAACAGAGGCGTGCTAATGGGTGACCCTCTTACGAAGGTCATCCTCCACTTCGCTAACATTGTTTCGCGAAGAATCGGGCAGTCCCTTGCGGACCACTCGATGTTTGGAAGGTTTCTGAATGGATCAGAAGCCCTCGGTGCATATATGGATTCTTCCTTATATGCCCCTTCTCCCTTGTGACAAGGTCACAAGAGGCGTAACGCATGGCTCCC